CCTGACAGACAGCGCCAGCGGCCCTTCTAGTGGCTCGCTCATGCCCATTGCCTGCCTAGCATGGTCACGCACTACGTCCTCCCACTTGGCTGTCTTGGCAGGCGTGTATGCCTTGACGAATCCACCCTGCCGAGCAAACCTTGGTCTGCCCTTTCCAACTGGCTCTCCGTCTACCCGGAAGTTCACAACAAAGGTCACGATTTCCTAGCCCTTTTTAGCCAGCAGCCAACACAGAACCACTTGCTTTCCGACATTTTTATCCCGCCCTCTGGCGGCTTCTCCGAGTGACAAGAACTGCACAGTCTCAGCGGGTGAGCCTGCCGACTGCTGTTCTTCAGTGCTATCTGGTGCTTTGCGAAAGACATCAATGTCTCCTGTAAGAGTGAGTGCCGCAACAACCTGTTCTGGAGAAGCTGATGTGCCCTCCTTGATCTGGTCAAGCAACTTATGTGCTTCATCCTTCGTCATTTTGGCGGCTTGAATTCTGGCCTTGGTTCCGGTGGAACCCAACCAAAACGCTTCCAGGTTGCCTGCACATCTGCTTCCCTGGTGAACTGATAGTTCTTGTCCGTGATCAGGACACTAGGCATCGTGACCTTAGTCCCCGGAGGGGGTTCCCACTTGAGTTGATTCATCTTGACCTTTCAACATGGCTGACAAACGAACATCCAAACTGCTGTACTTCCGAGCCAGTCCGTCAATGATCAACTCCTCGACGATGCTGGCTTGACTGCGGCGCTGATCCTGCGAGGCGGCAACAAGCAGTTCTTTTGCTTGCGGTCGGATGCGAACCATCACCGGGATGACCTTGATCTTGGGCTTGATAAAGTGTTTCATGTGTGGCATTGTAGTGCTTTCATTGTGAAATCATGCAACTAGGGAAAACACCTATGTTCTTGCATGGTTGCCTCTGTGGTATAGTGCTTTCACGTTGATAGCAATCAGCGTAATTCACAACCTTCCAACTATGGAGCAAGAATGAACTGGCCTTTCCCTACCAAACCCATCCAAACGCCACCCATTGGCGACATTCCCTTTGGCCTTGATGACTACGAGGATGCACCGCTATGACTTTCGGAACTCTCTGGCAAAAGCTGGTACGCAAAGATGCCCCTGTAACGTCCATAGAGGCCGCTGCAAGCGTCGATACCGCATCAATGGAGCAACTGGTGTACAGCACCATTGCCTGCTTCCCTGATGGCTGTATTCAGGATGAAGTCCTGTACCTGCTGCCCCACCGCCCCTACTCCAGCGTGACTGCCAGATTCCGCAGTCTGCTGGACAAGGGTTACATCGTAGACACCGGGTTGACTCGCCCCGGTAAGTCTGGTCGTCAACAGCGAGTTGTCAAAATCGTGGAGAAATCAGATGCCTAAGTTAACCAGTGATGAGATGCTGTCGTGCAGTCAACTGCCGAGCCTGTTCGGAGTTAGTCCTTACTCCAAACCCAATGACACCTTGATGTTCTGTGCCAAGTCCATTCTTGGCGAGGATGCTCGTACTCCAGCAGGCGAGGCGGCAGATTGGGGCAATCTGCTTGAGCCTGCCATCATTGCGGAGATTGCCAAGCGTCTTGGCATCGACCGCTACGAGATGCCTGACAAAGCGTTCAAGCATCCTGAACTGGCGCTCGGTGCTAGTGCTGATGCCATTGCTTTTGTGGACAAGGAGATCGTCATCCAGCACGATCCGTCCAACGGCATCTATGTAGTGGACGGTGACTCAATCACGCTCAAGGGAAATGGTGTACTGGAATCAAAGCTGACCAGAAGTCACCAGGAAGAATCCCTGCCGCTGTACCGGGGGCCAATCCAGGTGCAAGGCGTAATGATGTGTACTGGTCTGGAATGGGCGGCAATCGGGTGTCTGTACTCAGGCATCGAACTCCGTATCTTCCTGTTCAAACCCCATCAGGCCACGCAGGAACACATCAAGAACCTAGCTTACGACTTTGAGTTGCGTCTTGAGAAGTTCCGTCAGACCGGGGAACTTGATTACTACCCGCCTGCTGACAACAAAGATGCTAACCGAGTCTGGCCCACAGCCAACGACCAGGACATTGACCTGGGTGACGAGTACGAGGGTATTGCCAGCGCCATCATTGGACTCAAGGCTGAGATCAAAAGCATGGAGGATCAGGTTGCTGAGAAAGAACTGAAACTCAAAGAGATGATGCAAGGGTTTGGCAGTGCTAAGTGTGGCAAGTGGCAAATCAAATGGCCCATGCGTCACTACAAGGAAACTCAGGAAAAAATTACACCGGCAAAACCTGCATACTCGGTGCGCCAATCAACCCTCTCAATCAAGGAACTCAAGTGAACAATACTCAATCAGATTTTGATCATCTTGTGTCTGTTTTGAGTGCAGATGTTGATGCACTAGAAGATGCTCGAATGACATTGGAATCAATCAAGGAAGCTGACCCTGGAACTTATGATGAAATCATTGATGAATCATTAACACTAATATCAAAAGCATTGAGCCTCTCTATTGGTGAGGTTACTGAAAGAATTGCAGATCAACTTGGAGTAACACAATGAAGTCGTCAAGAATTAAATCAAAGGTCACGACTGACCACCCCATGCACAAACTCTATGAGGCAGCAAACGACATTGTGGCTCGTACCGTTACTGCCTACACCAATGCCAATGTGCCTGTACCAGAGAGTTTCTCTCTGCCCATCTGGATTACTGGTGACGAGATTATGAAGGTGACCATCGAGGTAGGCTCGAAAACGTCAGCAGAATACGCAATCTTTAAAGCACAAAACGAGGATAAGAAATGAAAGAAATCGCATCAGCTTTAGTCAAAGCACAACGACAGTTCGGACCTGCTTTGAAGACATCCACCAACCCGCATTTCCGTACCAAGTACGCCAACCTGTCTGCCTGCATCGAGGCAGTGATTGATTCGTTGAATGACAACGGCATCTTTTTACTGCAAAAAAATTATGACTGTGCAGATGGCATCATGTGCGAGACTGTGTTTGTGCATGAGTCTGGTGAGATGTTGGAGTGTGGCATCGTCCACTTCCCTGCTGTCAAACAAGACCCGCAAGGGTACGCATCTGCCCTGACCTACGCTCGGCGCTATTCCCTGATGGCAGCGTGTGGCATCGCACCAGAAGACGACGATGGCAATGCCGCCAGCCGCAGGCCAGCGCCCAAGAATCCACTGGACAACATCGAGGCTCTAGCCAAACCAGCAACAGGGGCAGTGTTCAACCTGGCACTGCCTGGTAAAGAACCAAGAATCTATGGATCATCTCAAGAACTGTTCGATGCCATGATGACAGTCAGAGATCAGATCGAGAAGGCTGGCAGCATAACCCCACGGTTACGCATGACCAAGATGCGTGAACTGCGTGAGGCCAATGAGATGAACGTGGACCGGATGGATATTGCCCACAAGTCTGAACTGGTTGGCGACTATACCAAGCGGATCAAGCGTCTGGGCGCACAAGGAGGTGAAGATGGAGTCAACTGATTGGGCTGCTCTTGACCAGCAGTATCAGGAATACTGCCATCAGTGCCAGAAAGAAGGGAAAGTCCCAGAAGACTTCCACATCTGGTTACTCGGTCAGGATTAAGCAGACAGGACTTGCAAAGCCTGCTCAGTGTGGGCAATGCGAGCCTGCAATCCAATGGTCCCACCATTGATCTTCTTGGTCAGGCCAGTCCAGTTGCTGTTCTCAGCCAGGTTGTTGCAGTCGTGGGTTGACCAGAACCATCCCGCAGTCAGTGCCGCATACTTTGGTGTAGCCACAAGTTCTGGTTGCATTACAAAGTCAACCCCCAAAGCCTTGCTTGCATGAAAGTAATTTGAATATCCAGTTAATTGAATACAACCTCTGCCAATAAAACGAGCCGCATCACCTGATGCCTCATCTCTGTTTCCCATACGATCACAGTAAATCTTGTTAGCGATCTTGATCGGTTGACGCTCGTACTGTTTTGCAAATTCCAAAGTTGGAAATCGTTTGGGCCATAATTTACAAAGGGTTTCTGCACGATAGTTCAAGTTCTCTTTAAGAACTTTGAAGTTGCCACATTCGTGACCACACTGACCAATGAATGCAGCTTGTTGTCTAACAGACTTGATATTAAAACGCTCAAAGGTTTCGTTAAGAGGATCAACCCACTCAGCACCAATGTGAAGTCTCTGGAGTTGTTCAGCGTTTACCATTCAACTGCTCCCTCACTTTGTTGTAGCTGTCGATGCAGGCGTTGAGTTGGTTGATGTGCCTGTCTGCTTCTGCGATGAGGGCGGCGATTGCGGCGAGGGTTTCTCGCTCGGAATCAGAAGGTTGGTCAGGCGCTCGGTCAGGTTGGCTTGGCGCTTGGTCCCGATCTCCGGCGGCAGGGGCGGGACTTGCGGGGGTTGGTACACAACTTGTGGGGGTCGAGACGCGCACCCTGCCAGCACGAATAGCACGATCAAGAGCAGTTTGTTTTTCAGTGATTGCATTGTTAGCCTCCGCTAGTTTTGATGCGTTCGCGTTGATTTCCTCGTTCAGCTTGATCTCGGTTGCCCTGGACTCTGCGTTCTTGGCAGCAATCTCAGCCTGCATTTCCTGATCACGCTTGCTCCACCCGGCAGAGTGACCGTACCAGTAAACCCCGGTCACCACGGCAATGGCTCCAAGAATCATCCAAGGGTTGGGTAGACGGATCATGTGCCAGCCTCCAGTCTTGCGGCAGCAATGCGCTCACGATATTGGTCAGACTCCATGTGTTCAGGGGGAGTGCTGGGCGGTGGAGGAGGAGTCCAAGACTCATCCAGTTCGGGATTGATAAAGACTGGCATCGCACCCATTGCATTACCAAACAAGCCGCCAGTCACGGCTTGCTGGAGAGGGGGCTGTGGCCCTCCTTGGGGTGCAGGTGCAGGTGTAGCTGGAGGTGGACTTGCAGGTGTACCTAGATTGCCCACCGCCCCTACTGCCCTCTTGGTCATCACGCCACCAATGCCACCCACGATCAGCAGAACAATGTCGTTCAGCATCTTCAGGTAGCCCTGGTCGATAGGAGCCATGCTCTTGATTGGCTGAGTCACAAAGGTCACGCTGTACAGCATGAAGAACACAATGCCAGCCAGGATCACGGTCACGATCCCGACGACAAATGCCCAGACTCTGACCTCAATTTCCGCTGGTGTTAGCGGGGTTGGGTTGGGATTGTTGTTGCTCAATTTTCTTCTCCAAGATAGGGGCAACCAGGTACTCAGGACAGGTCTGCGTGAACAGACATCGAGGCTTCTGACATTCAGGCAGGTTGAACTTGTCAGGGTTTTGGCAGGTGTATCTGTATCTGTCCTGGCATCCAACCAGTACCAGCACAGCCAGCAACAGGAATCTCATGGGCATTGAATCAGTCTCCCAACAATCTTTGCTTTCAGGATTTCATTCACATCACGTTCCTGCTTTAGTTTCAAACTGAGAATAACAACGCCAATGGTC